TTTAGTAATCTTCAAAACGAAGCAACATATTTTATAAGACCACTAAACACTAATAACATAATTCTTTATTACAGACTAGCCGACTTACAAGCAACCACATTTACAGTAACTACTAGAGTAAAGAACTCTTTCAGAGTTACAATAACAACGAGTGCTAATCATGGATACAACGTTGGGGATAGTGTATTTGTAAATATGAGCACCGATGCTTTTGCTGCTTCATTTAACGGATCCTACACAATTGCAACTGTACCTGCTGCTAATCAATTTACTTACGACGCTTTCGTTGATAGAAGAGATGTAGGATCTGCAACTCCTCCTGGTGGAACATTAGTTTCAAAAAATGTTGTCAACTTCTTCAACCAAGGTAATACTTTATCAACATACTCATTTACACCTGCTGGAAGTTTAAATAACACTTCTGGAGGTAACTACCAGCCACTAATTTCTCTTCGCTTAAGTCCGTCTGTTTCCGAAGGATTAACTGGTCAATTAGGTGATAGAGATATTATAAATAGAATGCAACTTCGTCTAAATGAAATTGGTGTACAGACTAATCAATTAATTGATGTTAAAGTACTACTCAACGGTCGTCTAAATAACTTAAATTTCGTAGGAGTAGAGTCCCCTTCTCTAGTTCAAACAATTGAGCACACATCAAATGACACAATTTCTGGTGGTATTCAAGTTTATAATTTCCGTGCAAGTGGTGCAAATGGTCAAGAATTAGGAACTACTGTAGACATCGGTGATTTGTTTGAACTATCTAACTCTATTTTAGGTGGAAACAGCGTATTCCCAGATGGTCCAGATATTATAACAATTGCTGTAGCACGTTTAACTGGCTCAGAAACACTGACATCAGCGAAATTGTCGTGGGCTGAAGCTCAGGCGTAGGAGAATAATATGGCTCTTACCCGTTTAAGTATTGTTAGACCAGCAGCTAACACTGCAACTCAACTATACTCTGCTACTTCTAATTACATGGTTTCAGTTATAGTAACAAACACTGCTGTAACATCTACTCCTGTACTAAAAGTCACAGTGTATGTTGTTCCATCTAATGCCACACTAGATTCTCAATATGCTTATCAGATATCTGGTTTAACTGTTGGACTAGGACAAACTTTTGAAACTTTTAGATTTGCACTAAATTCTGGAGATACAGTTTTTGTAAGAGCAACTACAGCAAATGCATCTTTTGCTATGTATGGAATTCTTCAAGACAATGTAGTTGGACCAGGAGATTCTGTTCAAACTTTTACAAATAAAACTATTAGAGGTACAAACAACACTTTATATCTAGACAGAGGCATAACTTCTACTAGAAGAGAAGACGCAGAAGTAGGTTATGTAAGATTTAATACAGAATTTGATTCTTTAGAGGCATACACTAGTTCGGGTTGGGAACTTGTAGGAACTGGTGGTGGTGGAGAGGGAGAAGGCTCGACAGGACCAACTGGACCGATAGGACCTACGGGACCGACAGGGCCACAGGGAATTCAAGGTGTAACAGGACCAACTGGTGCGCAAGGTGACCAAGGAACAAACGTAGTTATTCAAGGTAGTGTTGCTTCCTTTGCTAATCTTCCTGGATCCGCTAGTTCTGGACAAGGCTATCTAACGCTTGATACTGGAGATTTATACATATGGACAGGATCTGCTTGGAGTAATTTAGGTCAAATTCAAGGACCAACTGGACCTACGGGACCAACTGGTGCGGCATCAACTGTAACAGGACCGACAGGTGCTACGGGTGCAACAGGAGCTGCTGGTACTGCAGGTGCAACGGGTCCGACTGGACCAGAGGGAGCACCAAGCACAGTTACAGGACCAACTGGTGCTACAGGTTTAACTGGACCTACGGGTGCAACTGGACCGACGGGAGCACTTGGACCAACGGGACCAGAAGGTGGACCTACGGGACCTACGGGTGCAACGGGACCTACAGGTGCGACGGGTGCAACTGGTGCAACGGGTGCAACTGGTCCGACTGGTGTATCGACATTTAATGGAACAACAGATGCAATTGCATCTGCAACAACTATTAATGAAATTGCTTACTCTGCAATTACTAGATTAGAAGTCACCAACAGCGGATCTACAGCGTATCTTTTTAACAATCAATACAGCGGAAATAACCCAACAATCTATGCAATTAGCGGAACAACAATTGCTTTTAACTTAGCTGTAACAGGGCACCCTTTCTTAATTAAAACTGCACTAGGTGCAGCAAACTACAATACAGGTCTTATACATGTAGCCACAGATGGCACAGTTACCAGCGGCTCAGGTGCGCAAGGTAATGTAACAGGAACTCTATATTGGCAAGTACCAGCTAATATAAGTGGAGCTTACGCTTATCAATGCTCGGTTCATAGCGGAATGCTTGGAGTTATTACAATTAAGGACATTTCAGCGATATGATAATGGAAACTGTAGGCAACTTTGAATGGAAAGCAGAAGAAAGTGAGAACGCTCCTTTGCTTAACCTAACTATCAAAAACACCTCTGAGAACAAAACAGTTTTAATTTCAGATGTAGTATGGGCTACTGGACGTGAAGATTTTCTTGAAGGTGTCTACAACACAGCAGTAGAAACTCTTGCAGGAGCAGATCACTGCTGCTATGAAGGCAAAGTTTCTTTAGTAGAGGGTGGTGAGTAATGGCTATTCAAAGAATTGGAGTATTAAATCCTTTAGCAAATGTTTTAGATTCTTTTCCAACACTAACTATTTCTGGTGTTGCCTCAGTTATTGTAACTAACAAAAGCAGCGTATCTTCTTTAGTACAGGTTTATATACAGCCTTCTGGAACTAACTCCGCAACAGATAGAGCCTACCTTGCATATGATTTAGAAGTAGCTGGAGGACAAACTTTTGAAACTTTTAGATTTGCACTAGATATAGGAGATATAGTTTACGTTACTAGCAATACTGCAACTATATCTTTTTCTCTAAATTTGTTATATGAAACTGAAGGTAGATCTAATATATCTTATGTAGAAAATCAACCAGGCTTTGCTGAAGTAGGTGACATTTGGGTAAAGCCAAGTGATGGAGAAGTTTCTTTCTATACAGGTAGTGCTTGGTTAGAACTTGCTTACGTAGGTTTAGGGCCAACAGGACCAACAGGTGCGCAAGGATTGCTTGGACCAACGGGATCAACTGGACCACAGGGATCTGGAGTTTCTGTATTAGGAAGTTATGCAACTTTAGAACTTTTAGAAGCCGATAGTCCAGTTGGAAATATTGGAGACTCATATGTTATCCAAAATGAATTATATATTTGGAATGATTTAAACCAAGAATGGGACAACGTCGGACCTTTTGTAGGACCGATAGGACCAACTGGTTCACAAGGAATTCAAGGTGTGACAGGTCCTACAGGTGCAACAGGTGCGCTTGGACCTACGGGACCAGAAGGTGGACCAACTGGACCTACGGGACCGACGGGTGCAAGTATTACAGGACCTACAGGAGACACTGGTCCGACAGGTGCAACGGGGCCTAGATCATTTCCTACTTTTAGGTTTTCTAGTAGCACAGTCGATGAAGATCCAGGTACTGGTCAATTTAGATTAAATAATTCAACTGTAGCTAGTGCTAGTCAATTGTTTATAAATAAAACAAGTTTTACATTTGCTGCTGATTTTTCTAGTTGGATTTCTTCGTGGGATGATTCAACTACTTCTTCAGATAGAGGAACTTTATTTATCTCAACTACACCTGGGGCAGTAAGAACGGTTTTAAAAGTTACATCAGATGTGGTAGTTTCTGGAGATTATTTTAAAGTTCCAATTTCTTATATTTCTGGGGCAATACCATTAGCAAGTAGCAGTTATACAATAGAATTTTCTAGAACTGGTGATTTAGGGGATACTGGACCTACGGGACCAACATCTACTGCTCCTGGACCTACAGGTCCGACAGGTGCAACTGGTGCAACGGGTGCAACTGGTGCAACGGGTGCAACGGGTGCTCAAGCCTACCCAGTTAACTTTTTAGGTAGTGTTGCTAATTTTGCAGGTCTACCTACAGGACCTACAGCAGATGATTCATATTTAACTTTAGATACTGGAGATGTTTATTTCTGGGACGGTGCAGCATGGGATGATTTGGGTCCAATTTTAGGTCCTACAGGGCCGACAGGACCTACGGGACCGACAGGGCCAACTGGTGCTGCAAGTACTGTAACTGGACCGACTGGATCTGAAGGACCTACGGGTGCGACAGGTCCGACGGGTGCGGCAAGTACTGTAACTGGACCTACTGGACCGCAAGGTGACTGGGCAACTGCTCAATCTATAGAAGAACAAGTAGATAACTACACTTTGTCACTAACCGATACTGGAAAATTATTAAAAATTAATAAATCAACAACAGTTCAAATAACAATTCCAACAGAAGCTGCCGTAGCTTTTGGAACTGGTCAAAGAATAGATTTTGTTCAATATGGAACTGGTCAAGTTACTTTTGTAGGTGCTAGTGGGGTAACTGTAAGATCAACACCAACTACTAGTTTAAGAACTCAGTACTCAGTCGCATCAGCAATTAAAATTGGTACTGATGAGTGGCTGATTACTGGAGATTTAGCATTGGTTTAGTATGCCATCAACGGTAGGTATAGTAGGGGCAGCAGGTAACTTAAAGAATACTCAGGAACCTAGATTACTTGGTTACAAAGTTAACTATATACAGAACCCATCCTTTGAGGTAGGTACAGGTAACTGGTCTGGTGTGGCAGGAGCTACTTTTGAAAGAGTTACTACAGACTCTGTAAATGGATCTGCTTGTTTAAAAGTTTACAATGTAAGTGGTTCTGCTGTAGCACATTCAGCAGTTCCTCTAGAAACAGCGGGTACTTATTTTGTAAGCGCATGGGTAAAACAACAAGAAGGTAATACCACTGCAACAAACTTTTTTAGAGTTATACAAACCGATACCCTTGGCGGATCAACAATTGTAGCGTCAAATATTGGAAGCACCACACCAACAATAGGTCAATGGACTAGACTTTCTGCCTCTTTTACAAAAAATGCTTCTGCAAATTATGTAATTATAAGAGTAGTCACAGGATCAACGTCAGATACAGACGTGTTTTTTGTAGATTCTGTTATGCTACAGAAAACAAACTCTTTAGAAAACTATTTTGATGGGGACTCAGAGGACTCTTTTTGGGCACTAACACCACACAACAGTTTTAGTGGAAAAACACCATATTAAAATAGTTTAGTGTAGTATATAACAGAGAGATTCAGAGAGGTATATACCTATATGTCAAAAAACAAATCATTTAATGAAATTGTCATTTTAGGTGGAGGCACCGCTGGGTGGCTTACCGCTCTATACGCTAAGAAAAAATTTTATGACTCAAATGTTACATTAGTTAAATCTGATGATATTGGTGTGCTGGGAGCTGGAGAGGGAACTACCCCTAGCATAATTAGTTTTTTAGACTACCTAAACATACCAGCATCAAGAATTATAAAAGATGCAGATGCCACTATTAAAAACGGAATTAAATTTACAAATTGGAATGGCGATAATTCTTACTATTACCACGGCTTTTTGTCTAATGAAAATGTAGGATTATCTTCTTTTGACAACCCAGAAATTTTACCAAAAACAAATGTTCTACATGTTGTAACTAAAGAACTAGACAAACCTTTAAGTCAGGTAAATTTTGTTGAAAAAATTGGAGAAAAGGATAAAGTAGGATTTACTTTACATCCAGATTACGATAATCAAATTATACAAGATCCAATACATAAATATGTAATGAATTCTTACTTTGCTTTACATTTTAATGCAGTCAGTTTTGCTAAGACACTAGAAAGCATAGGAATTGAAAGAGGCATTAATGTAGTAGAAGGCATAGTACTAGATATTAAGCAAGACAAAGAAGGAAATATTTCTAAACTAGTTTTAGATACAAAAGAAGAAATAGAAGTTGATTTTATTTTTGATTGCTCTGGTTTTAAAAGATTAATAATTGAAAAAATTTATAAATCTGAGTGGAAAAGTCACAAAGAAAAACTTCCAGTAGACACTGCCATACCTTTTTTCCTACCTATAGATAAAGATATTCCTTCATACACCGAGTCAATAGCTATGAAATATGGTTGGATGTGGAAAATACCACTTCAAAACAGGTATGGGTGCGGGTATGTTTTTGATTCTAGTTTAGTATCTGAAGAAGATGCTAAAAAAGAGATTGAAGAATATTTAGGTTTTAAAATAGACTCTCCTAAAACTTTTAAATTTAATGCTGGATACTATAAAAAACCATGGGTAAAAAATTGTATTGCAGTAGGACTTTCTTCTGGTTTTATAGAACCACTAGAGGCAACTTCAATATGGGTTTCAATAATAAATATAACAAATTCTATGTCAAATCTTAACAGTATAATAAATATAAATGATGATGTTATAGAGGAATTCAATAAAAAATTTATAAAAGCAAATGAAGAAATTGTAGATTTTATTCATTTACATTATTTAACAAAAAGAAAAGACACTGAATTCTGGAAAAAATTTAACAATAAAGATACATACTCTAAAGAACTAAAAAATTATATAGATATTTTAGATTATAGAGTCTGGGACTATACAGATTTCTCTTCAAAAATGTTTCCATTAGAGAGTTGGATTTCTGTAGGCGAAGGATTAGATTTAATAAATAAAAAAACATACAAAGATACATACGAATCTAATAAACTATATGATTTTATTTCAGATAGTTATGAGGTTTTTATAAAAAATCAAGATGAAGTTGTAGAAAAATGTATGTCACATAAAGATTTTATAGAGGATCTAAAGTCTTGAATATAAAAAAAGAGTGGTTTGTAGCCTTAAAAACTATGACCCATAAAAAATATTGGAATAGAGAAAACAGTGTGGAATTTTTTGCTTTTGTAGTAAAAGCAGTCATAATTATACCTGGATTACTTTTTAATATACAAATATGGTGGCTTTACGTACTTGCTTTAATATCAAGTTTAATGCTAATATGGTCTTCTACAGTAAAAACACTACCTACACTTATATGGTTCAACATACTGTGGTCTTTTTTGGCTATAGCCGCAATAGTAAGACATTTTCTGATAGGGTAAATATATGAAAATAGCGATATACACCATAGCTTTAAATGAGAGACAGTTTGTAGACGCTTGGTACGAGTCAGCAAAAGAAGCAGACTATCTACTAATTGCAGATACTGGTTCAACAGATGGAACTGTACAGCACGCAAAGTCTTTAGGCATAAATGTTTTACCTATATATGTAAAACCTTGGAGATTCGATGTAGCAAGAAACGCTAGTCTTGCATCTCTACCAACAGATATAGACTACTGCATAGCTTTAGATATGGATGAAGTATTACTACCTGGCTGGAGAGAGTGCTTAGAAAAAGCACTAAAAAATAATTGGACTCGTCCTAGATACCAGTACACATGGAATTGGAATGAAGATGGAACACCAGGATTACAATATGGAGGCGATAAAATCCACACCAGATGGGGGTATCGCTGGAAACACCCAGTACACGAAGTTCTAGTTAGATACGGTGATAGCCCAGAACTACAAGGATGGGTAGATTTAGAAATACACCATCACGCAGATAATACAAAACCAAGATCACAATATCTTCCACTACTTGCTCAAGCAGTGCAAGAAGATTTATCTGATGATAGAAATGCTTTTTATTACGCTAGAGAGTTATATTTTTATGGTAGATATGAGGAAGCATCAAAAGAATTTAAACGTCATTTAGAACTACCAAGAGCACAATGGCCACCAGAACGTGCGGCTTCAATGCGTTACTTAGGTAAAATTGAAACAGACAAAGCAGAGTACTGGTTTAGACAAGCAATAGAGCAAGCCCCTGGTAGAAGAGAGCCTTGGCTAGATTTAGCAAAATATTACTACTCAAAACAAGACTGGAAAAACTGTCTAGAGTGCTCCATAGAAACTTTAAGTATTAAAGAAAAACCTTTAGAGTATCTTTGCGAAGCAGACGCTTGGGGGGAATCTCCATACGATTTTGCCGCAATATCTTGCTATAGATTAGGTAAGTACTCTGAAGCATTAGAGTACGGGAAGAAAGCTGTAGAGATAAATCCAAATGATGAGAGACTACAAAAAAACTTAACTTTCTATGAAATAGGTGGAAAAACTATTTCTTCTTCCGACCCCTCTTCTTCTTAGATAACTTTTCTTTTTCTTTTAATCTTTTAGTTATTTTGTCTTGTCTGTCTATTTTGTATGCCTCAACAGCATTTGCACTAGTTCTACTTCTCCAAGAAAAACCACACTCGTCACAAGTCACAACCTTTGCTGTTGTCCATCTACCACCATTAGGCAACTGCTCGGTTGAGGTTCTTAATTTAGAGGGTCTTGCAGTACAGTATGGGCAGTTTGGGTAGCGTCTTCTTCTAGTCTCTTCACCTTTATATGAAACTGATAAAGCCCTTCGTATCTCAACTTCATCTTTACCGCCCCAAATACCCCAGATTTGACGATGCTCTAAACCCCACTGAAGACATTCTTTTCTTACAGGGCAAGAAAAACATATATTCTTTGCCCCGTATTTTTCGGAAGTATTGTTAGAAAAAAACCAATTTATGTAGTTACGATTTTTTGGTTTTGCGCACAGCGCATCCCTTTGCCACTCAAGATTGTTAGCAGGTTTCCACATACAACAATCATAAGACTAAAAACTATAAACTATACACTAAACACACTATAAAACTATCCAAGTAATTGGAACAATGTTAACAACTAAATCACCGTAATCTGTCTCACCATTCTCATCACATTTAGATAAAACATCTTCATCTTCTAAACATCCAGACCAACCGTACTCAACTCTAGAGTTTTCTATTATTTTAAAACCTTCACCTAAAGAGATAGCAACTCCGTCTTTCTGTAAAGCCGATGCCAAAGCTCTTCTAACTAAATCATTTTTAATATTAGTGTGGTCTTTTGTATAATAAACAGTAGACTCTGAATACTTGTTAAAAGAGAGTTCTAACCCGTCCCACTCTTGCCACAAGTCGTCACCAAATCTAGTATCTTTCATATTAATTAAAAGGGATTATCTTCATTAAAATCATCATCATCGTCTGCCTCTAAAAAACTATGAGTTAAGTCGTACTCATATTTATCTGCTTCTTCTTCCCTAGTAAAATTAACAGTCTCTGGATTTTTCATCTCATATATACCAGCAATAGTCACAGAACCACAGGTACAGCAGACTTCAACAGCACCCGTATTAGTTTTTTGAGGAACCTCTATACCAACTAGTTTCATCATTATGTTACCAGTCTGATCTATACTTTGTGGCTCCCATTTAGAATGAGCAGATAGCCAACACTCTTCACATGTAGCAAAAGGAACCATAGCCAACTTATCTGACATAAATCGCTCCCAACTATTAAATATCTATGTGTATATTTTATATGATATTTAAGTTATAGAGGGTTTCTACAGGGGGTTTTATGTTTCTTTTATGTCTAGTTTCTCTTCTATCAGTGGGAGATGTCCCACCCCATATCCCATAAACTTCATTTTCTAAACCCCACCTAGCGCACTCTTCGATATGCTCACAACTATTACAAATTTTTTTAGCCATTCTAAATCTTCTTAAACTATCTGTACTTCTAGTGTCGACATCGTCGCTAAAAAATAGATCTCCACCTATTTCAGCGCAGAGAGGGCGTTCGTATTCTGAAGGTTTTCTTAGGCTGCCCACTTTACTTCTTTCTTTTTATAGTTTAAGAGTTACTGTTTTTCTTTCCTACTTCATAACCACAGCCTGCATAACCTGCTATATCAATCCAAGTATCTCCTTGAAAACCAGATTTTGCAGCAAACCGTGCCATTTTTAACCCAACCATCATCATTGCTACATCTTCTGCTGTCACATTATGATCTAAAATTACAGACCAAATTTTTGCAGTTCTGTCAAAATTATCTTCAGGACTTCCGTACTGATTGTTTCTATCTCCATCAATAATTTTTGCAGCTTCTCTTAAAGCCTCTACTCTTACAGAAACTTTAGCGGGAGGAGTAACTACTTGCTCGTTATATTTTTGCGCCTGCTCATTAATTTCCATCTTTTATCCTCGCTATCAGTTCTGCAACGTATTTAGTTTCTGTTTCTTCATCTAAATCTTCTAAAACTTGTAACTCGTACTGAACATACCTGTTAATTTCATCTATGTCAACCTCTAAAAAATTAGAAAGACACTCTTCAGCTATGTAAATTAAATCAGCGTAAGAGTCACCACGTATTTCTAAATTTAGAACTACTGATTTCACTACTTAACTAACTTTTCCAAAATATATGGACTGTAGTGGGCACCATCTAGTACTGGTTTTTTGTTGTCAGTAGATTTAACAATTACATCTCCGTAACGTACACCAACTACTCGACCCCTTCGACCATTGTGCAGACGACCAAGATCTCCAGAGTAGGCATCACTTTTAACTCTTACTTCATCTGCAACTTTTATTTGACCAGGAGTTACTGGAACCCAGACTTCGTTTTTATCTATTTCAATTAAAGGTTGATTGCGGGACAGTTTATTAAAAATATCTAAAGCTTCTTCAGATAATTTATCAGTTATAGCTACATCTGCCCATGTATCAATAAGTTTTATAACTGCATCGCCAACCATTTTTCTTACTTTTACAGCCTCGAGTTGGGATTTAACCCACTCTATATCTACATCTGCCATAATTTATCCTTCCTTTGTTTGTTTATTTTACCAATTAAACACTAGTTTTTATGGCGTTTAATATGGAGTTTTCTAACTTTTTTAATACCTCATTTGCATCAGGCATCGATTCTATGTATATATTTTTTTGTCTTTTAGCAAGACTATTTCTTTCAACAGGACTCATGTCTTCTATTTCTGCAGGAATAAAAGCCCACTCACTCCCTAAAAATGAAGTATTACGCCACTCCGTTACCACTGGTATCTCTAGTAAAAGAGCATGAGAAAGCATCACAGACCACCAAGGCTCAGAGTTTTTATAAACGCTAATAATCATCCCTAAAGATGAATCAAGCCTTGCTAAAGCGTCATTATGGCTCTGCCATTTGTGATCCCTTATAGGTATAACTGGTTTAGCCAAAGTTTTTGATATGTCTTTAGACCACTTAGTGTTCTGCTGATCCACGCACCAATAGTCTTCGTAGTTTAAATTTAATCTAGGTATATCTTGCAAAATAAAAGAGTCAAAACATAGACCATGAGCATTATCGGCATCTAGATTAGGTATATTTTTTGTTAAAACATCGGATGTGATCCAAGGATTGGATGGATACAGAGTAGTAGGCCATTCATTTTTATATAAATCAGCAACAGTATTAACCAACCTATGCGCCTCATCGTTATTAACTACATCTAAGTATTCGTATCTTTTAATATAAAAAGGCTTCACTAACTCAGACGGTTTGTTGTAGATAGCTCTAATCCCAGACCAAAGCTTATATGGCTCTGGTGCATCCAATAATAATATGAGTTTACCTAACTCTTTTGCATAATTTATTACAGATAGAGCACCATAAATTCTATTTGCTGAAAGACTAGAAGGAGAGGAGACTCCAACAATAATTTTATCGAATTGATCTAACCAATCTTTACTCATCTCTAAAGACGGCTCTTGCCACAATACAGAATGACCTGTTTCTAACAAAGAAGTATTAACAAAACCTGTAAAAGTAGGAATTCTTTCATTAGACCTAGATGAATACTGAGATGACGTAGATCCAGTAATAAGTATTTTCATATACTCCTCTTCTATTTAAATAAATTTAATGGATTGCCGTCCAACCTTTGCTGAACGGCAATCCAATAATTTTTAAAGCAGCCTTTAGAAAGGTGCTGCTGGTGCTGATCCAGGCGCAGGTGCTGCTGCTGGAGCAGGCGCTGGCGCTGGTGCAGGTGCTGGAGCAGGTGCTGCTGCAGAAACTACAGGTGCCGTCGCTGTTGCAGTTACTGGGTAATAGTTCTTAATTTCATTCTTCTTATTACCATTCCAAGTACGAGTTCCTACTTGTCCACGGAACTTCTTTCCAATTAATGATTGCTCAATCTGAGCATTTGATGGACCATTATCAAAAAATGATCTATCTATACCCATTGCATGCATTTTACGGAAGAAGATTCCAAGCGCACTTGGGCTATCTGGTGAAACCACCAAATTATCCCAAACTAAACGCTTTGAATGTGCACCAGTTTGTACTTGTGCTTTAATCGAGAACATAGTTTTTCCCGATTGTGTAACTTTTGCAGTTGCTTCAAGAACTGCTAAGTCGTAATCACCGTCTGGAAGTGGCTCATAGTTTCCTGTTTCGCCAGCTTCTTTAATCAGATCACTCCAGTTAAGAGTACTCATGGTTTTGTTTTTTCCTTACCTCGTAGTTACTTACTTTTACTTTTACTTGCTTCATCTTGTCTTTCTCCAAAGACGATGTCAAGCATCCTCTCGATAGACAAGTTTTCTTGTTCAACTATTGAACCAAGGCGACCTTGAACACGTTCTCCTGCTTCATAGTTGTTTGTGCGCTCAACATACATACGTCTTACTTTGTAGTTAGGTTGAGTAGGATCTGGGTTTGCTCTCTCTTCTACAGTTAGAGCTCCCAAAATGTCATAGAAGTAAGGTGCTTGAATTGCTAATTGACCCTGCAAGTAAGGACGATATCTTCCGTCTTGACTTGTACGAGCCATAGCAGTTAAAACAACTGCTTCTAATGGATTAGTAGCATGCATTGTCAAGTCACGAAGATCTCTTAGAAGACCACCCATGTGACGAAGCAATTCACCCCACTGCTGTTGAGTCATTTGATTAACACCAGCAATGTTTTCCAAGCATTTAACTTGAAGTTCAGATACTGAGTCAATAATTAGACTCTTGAAATGATGCTTCCCGAGTTGCAACCATTGATAAGTTTTTAAGACTGTGTCGTAGTCACGAACTGTGACCACACATGTGTCCCAAGTACCATCAGCAATTGGTGGCTCCTCACGAAGCGGATCCCAATACTTAACAACGATAGGCAAAAATCTGTGACCGCCTTCGACATCAAGCATTAGACGAGGGTAAGGAGCTGTTACAGCAAAACTGGATTTACCAACTTTACTTTCTCCATAAACCATTACCGTTAGTGAACGTTGAACGCCCATCGTCACTCGCTTCCTTTGTTTTCGTTTGTTTCGTAATATGCGTATGGGTCTGCGACCTCATACATTTCACTAATTGCCTGCTCTGATGAACTTCCGTCATCTATGAGTGTGCATATAGTGAAAAATTGGCATTTCCATTTACAGTCACGGCTTGGCTTTGGGTAAGCAACATATTGATGTTTCTCACCTTCGTCTAAAGCAGTTCTAACTCTCATCAAATCTGCAATAGTGCCGTGTATTCTGTCCCAAAAAGATCTGAGAGTAAAAATATTATGACGAACTTCTATTTGGTCATAAAAAGGTGGCCTAGCAGAAGCAGTTCTTTTTACTTTTTTAATCATAGTAAAAATTCCACCATCACTTCTTTCTTTCTCATCAACCTTTGTTGATTCAAGAAGCATGTAAGTTAGAATTTGCTCATTCATTGGTGCAAGATTTGCAAAATCACTTAATGACCCACCAACGGTTTTAAAGTCACGAAACATTCTTGCTCCGTCACCTTTCCTGCGAACACGCATATCAAGTTTTCCTTGAAGTTCTACGGCACCATTAAATAGAGGAGCAATAATTTTTTCTTCAGTTGAAATCATTTCTAGTTCGGCATCAATACCGTTTTCCTGAACCCACTCTTCGTACCCCTCAAGCATGATGCGACCTAAGTCGGCTTCATTATCTAAATCCTGAGTGTCTCTAAAATCAGCAAGAAGTATTTGCCTATCAGTTTCTACTAGTTTTGAGTGAGCTTCTAATAAGGGAGTATTATTTGCGTAATGATCATCCAAAGCAGCATGGATACGAGAACCTAAAGCCAAAGCACCAGTCATATCTTTGCTTTTTGGTTGGAGCCTTCTATAGTACTGAAGCCACCACTTCCTTCTACAATCTTTAAAAACTTGTAGTTCAGAGTTAGATAATCTAATAACTTCGCTCACAGTTTTCCTTCCTTATCATCTTGTAATAACTTAATCAGTTGATCCCTATCGCGAACAATTTGTTCAAAATTGTCTGCTTTAGTTTCTAAAACTTGTATAACTCTTTCTTCAATAGTTCCATCGGTCACATAATCAGTAATCACGATAGAATCATGTATTTCGCTACCAATACGATGAACTCTATCTAACGCTTGTTTGTAGTCAACTAGAGACCAAGGTCTTTGCAACATAACTAAACGACGAGCAGCAGTTAAGGTAACACCAACTCCACCAGCCTGAGCTGTAAATAAAATCCACTTAATTTTCTCTGACTGAAAATCATCAATTGCTTGCTGTCTTTGATCTTCATCTTGATCGCCAGTAATCAATCCGTGAGGTATTTTTGCTTTAGTCATAGCAGCGCTGAGGATATTAATTAATTGACGAGACACCGCACAAACTGCAACTGAATCATCACCAAAGTCTCCATTTTTAATGTCATCCATCAAAGCATCTACTTTGCAAGAAGGGTCAGTTAAAGTAACTTTTGACTCTCCAGTAGTTTCATCAACTGATACCTCAGCAAAAGAACTAGAAAATTGAAGCAAACGAATAGTTTGAGTTAAAACGCTAGGAGCCGTAACTGCGCTACCGTCAGTAAGTTCAGCAATCATAGTGTCACGCATTTGCTCATATGCTTTTTTCTGTTTTGTAGACATCTCTACATCTCTACGCTCTTTCATAATTGGAGGTAGATGAGGAAGCACAACTTTTTTAAGCATTCTTCTCATTACTGGATTAACTGATTTATAAAACTCATCTTGCATAGTAGGTTTCACACCAATAACTATCATTCCACCAAAAGCATTTAACATAATGTCAACCATTCGATCAATCCATTTTGTTTTGCTAGGCCAGTCTTTAGGTGAAATCCAATGAAGGATTGCCCAAAGGTCAACAACATTGTTTGCTATAGGAGTTCCAGTTAAAGCAAATCTAATTTCAGCATCGCCTGTAGCGGCCCAAAGAGCCCTACTCTGCTTACTCTTAGGGTCTTTAGAACGGTGTATCTCATCTGCGATAACAGATTTAAAATCAATGTTGTTTAGTTCTCTTTTATGTACTTCACACTTATTAAGAGAAACTTTTTCATTGTGACCGCCACACTCAATACATCTAGCCAATGATACTGAGCCATAAGGGGCAAGCCTCGAGTGAGACCTTAAAGATTCCCAATTAATAATATAAACATCTGATTCGTTAGATAGTTGCTTATTTCTTTGTGCCGAAGAGCCTTTTACTACCTGAGTACTAATTTCTGGCCACCACATAGTAAATTCTCTTGCCCAGTTTTTCTTTAGTGTGTTGGGGCAAACAATTAAAAGTGGGAAAACATCTTGACCATTATTTTGAATCTCTTTTAAGGCTCTAATAGCCTGCGCAGTTTTTCCTAGACCAGGTTCATCTGCTAAAAGTGCACGCTTAGCTGTTGCTAAAAATTTAACCCCAGCCCTCTGATGAGGAAATAGTTTTTCATCACCATCATGAGTTTCTAATTCTCTTAGTTCGTTAGATGGATTAATTCTTGTTGCTAATTCATTATTTGCCCACAGTTGCAGGTTTTCACCGATAACTAAATTATCTCTAAAAGTGGATCTCAGTGCTAAACAAGAAGTCCAACTTAAAGGTATTCTCCACACCTGATCGGTTGCTGACCAAGCGGAGCCAGGAATACTTTTGCAAAGTTCCTTAAATCTCCACTCTGCATTAATAAGAATGTGTGAACTAGTTACATCTAATTCAGCTAAAACTGACAAACCCTCTCCTCTATGTCACTATATAAATTAAATTATACTATTCAAAATATTTACACTAAATTTTTAAATAGTATGAATTTCTAAGACAATAGTACTCTTGGAATCCAGCCAAGTCTAGTAAGTCGTAGTAAGGCGTGTCTTATTGCATCATTAGCATGACCTTCTCCACCTTTATGCCATGTGCCAATAATTTTTAACTTTTCATTAGGAAACATAGTTTTTGCATCAACTGGAGCTTGAAAGGCAATACTATCAACATCGTATTTATATTGTCTACATAGATGTTTCAATACCCCTATTTGCTCTAAACTATAAGGAGCCTGAGAGTTACGAACAGTTTGAGCATTTATTACAAATCTTTCACATACTACAGAAAAATTGTCAAGGCTTTTCCACTGCGACAAAGCTAGTTCTATAAAATATGAAAACTCTTCAGGTTGAGACTCATTTGAAAATTGAACTTCTGGAAGTTCGTCACTATCTCCAGACCACTTAACTACACAAATACCACTAGCTTTTCCTGGATCAACAGATAAAACGTATTTCATTTATATTTTTCTCCCCAGTTTTCCATAGGACCATCAATACCAGAAGTAAGAGGTACAGACCAACCCTCAGTAGTAGTCATACACTCTTGAACAACTTTCATAATCTCTTGTGCCTCATCCCTTGGGGCTTGAAGAACAATTTCATCATGAACTGGAACAATTAAGTATTCAGTTAAATCTGCTTTATCTAGTTTTACCAAATTACTTTTAAAAACTTCCGCAGCACCACCTTGAATTAGATAATTTACTAAAGTGTAAACACGATCCTCATCACAAGGAAGCCTTCTACCAGTCCATGTATGAACATAACCCTGACCCTCAGATTTAAGTCTTCTCATACCGATGTCTTCAATAGTTTTTTGAAAATTAATCATTCCTGGATAGTTAATATCAAAAGAATCGGACACAGAACGCATCTGAGCCTCTGGAACACCCGCTGTAAGGGCTTGTTTAGCCACTCCAGCGCCATATAGACGACCGTAAACCACACCTTTAATTAAATTACGGCGCTTGTCAGATTTAGTCATATTAGGGTCTTGATAAACCTGACGACCAATCTCAGTAAACGGATCAGAGCCAGTGGCATCTGCTTTATGGAACAAAGAAATTAAATTAGAATCTTCAGACATAGAAGCAAACATTCTAAACTCAACCTGATCTAAATCAGAAGTGATAATTACATGGTCATCATCTCTTGGGATAAATGCAGTTCTGACAGTGTCATCTCCCTTTGGAAGAGTCTGTAGTGCTGGGTCTGTGATTGACATACGAGATGTACGAGCACCAAGAGTTTTAACGGAAGGGTGAACTAAACCATTTACAGATTTATTTAAAAAATTTAAAAAATAAGTGTTAGCAAGTTTGTCTGCTTTTCTCTGCTTTAAAACATTTTCTGCAAGATATCTAACTTCTTCATTACCCTCAATCATCAAAAGTTGTAACTGATCCTTACTTGCAGACTTCTGACCAGTGGGGGTAGTTTCAGTAATATTGGCTCCTAATTTTTCTAAAAGGCGCACTAACTGAATGTTGCTAGTTATACTTGTTCCACTATAAGTACTAGATGCCCAGCTCTTAACAGACTCTGCATAAGAAAGAAGTTCTTGATATTTTTTCTTAGAATAATCTAAATCAACACGAGCACCGTTAATTTCCATACGAGTAACAATTTTTCTCGTAGTCATCTCTAACTCATAAGCACGGTTATACGGACCATCAGGACCACACTTTTGGTAAAACTGTTCCCATATTCTCATAGTTAAAACAGTATCTAAAGCACCATAAGACCAGTAAGGCTCAAAATTAGTTGGGACAGTTCCCCAAGTCCAACCATTTGTTGCTAGAGATACATCTAAAGTATCTTGAAGAGCAACCGCTTTTCCATCTACATAGTAAGAAGCAAGTTTTTTAAGAGCACCAGATCCAAGTGGATCAATAATATGAGCCATAATCATTGTGTCGTGAGCACGATGCCACGGAA